TGAAGCCCGATATTGTCATAGACAACGGCGATAGCCTCGACGGTGCCACGATATCAAGGCATGATCCGACTACGTTTGAGGATTTGCCAAGTCTTGAGGAAGAGGTAGAAGCCTGCAATTACTATCTGAACGGGATCAGGAGCGCGGCCAAGAAGGCGCAATTCCTGAGGATAGTAGGCAACCACTGCCTTCGGTTTGAGAGCTACCTAGCCAAGAATGCGCCGGCGGTTAAGGGGCTCAAGGGAATGACGGTATCTGAGCTATTCCCTGAATGGAATCACAACTATTCAGTCATGCTAAACGATACGGTGTTTATCAAGCACAGATGGCATGGGGGAATGCACGCCGCTTGGAACAACACGATCAAGGCCGGGAAATCTATTGTCACAGGACACACCCACAGGCTCACCATAAGAGAATTCACCGATCTCAACGGGACGAGGTATGGGATCGAGGCAGGAACCATTGCAGATCCTTATGGCCCGCAATTCGCTTACTGTGAGGATACGCCAGTCAACTGGCAGCAGGGGTTCATAGTCCTTACTATAATGGGTAGTGATGTATACCCTGAAAAGGTAGAATTGAAGGACGGGAAACGCGCATTCTTTAGGGGTAAGTGGTATAGTTAATCATGGTTATAGGAGAAACCATGATGACTAGAGAAGAGTTTAATGCAAGGCAGCGTGCTAGGCGCAAAGAAAACGGCAACGCAGCCACAAAGAAGTATGAAAAAACAAAGAGGGGATTCCTGATGCGGGTATATCGCAATATGGAATCTAGGGTTAGGGGCATACAGAAGATCAAATTGCATCTGTACGATGGTATGCACTTGCTAGACAGACAAGACTTCTACGATTGGGCAATTGCGGACTTGGAGTTTCACCGATTGTTTGAGGTATGGGAAGAATCAGGATATGAGCGCCGCCTGACGCCTTCTGTGGATCGTATAGACTCATCTTGTGGGTATAATCTGGCAAACATGGAGTGGGTCCCATTCCACGAGAACTGCCGCAGAGGCGCAGTGTCGAGATGGGCCAGAGAGCAGAAAGTATAGAGAACAGACATGCCAAGGGACGATCACACTACAGCCAAGCACAGGAATAGACGGATCAGACAAGATGCTCTGAGGGAACAGCTTTCTCAGCAAAAGCATCATGAGCATGTTGTTGAAATTCTTAATGAAGTCCGCGATCCTAGTCAAGAAATTGACGCTAACATGCTTGCCCGCTACAAGTTAGTGATAGATACCAAGCTAAAGCTGATGAACAAGTACATCGGTGACGTTAAATCGGTAGAGCTAACCGGAGAGGACGGCGATCCGATCAAGATGCAGGCTAGCTTTGTCATTACGCCAGTAAAGCCCAAGGATGACTGAGTACCGCTTAGAGGTTCCAGAGAAGATTCTCCCTGTCGCTACGAAGAAGAAGCGATTCAAGATCCTCATTGGTGGCCGGGGTTCAGGTAAGTCCGTATCGGTAGCCAAGATCCTCTCAGCTAGGGTGGCGATGGAGGGGATCAAGGTACTGGGCGCACGGGAGCTGATGAACTCAATCGAGGAATCGGTTCATTCCGTGGTGAAGGATGAGATCCTGACTACCGGCATATCAGGCTTTGAGTTCCAAAAGACTGCTATCCATCACGACAATGGCGGCGGTTTCATCTATCGGGGGCTATCCAGAAACCCAGCAGCGGTGAAGTCCATCAATCAGGTGGACGTTGCATGGGTGGAAGAGGCCCAAACCCTGTCCGAAGAATCCATAGAGATGCTGACGCCATCTATCCGTGCGGCGGGTTCAGAGATATGGATGACGGCTAACCCAGGTTCTAGTAAGGATCCGTTCTCAAGACGCTTCATCAAGCCGTTTGAGAAAGAACTGAAGGCCAAAGGCTACTACGAGGATGATATGCACCTCATCATCTTCGTGAACTACTGTGATAACCCGTGGTTCCCGCCAGAGCTGGAGCAGGAAAGGCAGTTTGACTACGAGAACAAGTCTCGGGCGAAGTACAACCACATCTGGCTTGGTGACTACGACGATACGGTAGAGAACGCCATCATCCTCCCGGAATGGTTCGATGCCTGTGTGGATGCTCACATCAAGCTGGGATTTGAGGCGAGAGGCGTGGAGGTTGTCTCCCACGATCCATCTGATCTAGGGAATGATTCCAAGGGGCTAGCCTACCGTCATGGTGTGGTGTTCAAGGATATCTGCGAGAAGCAGACGGGGGATATCAACGCCGGGGGTGACTGGGCGGCTGACTATGCTCTGAGTGTGAAACCTGATGTATTCATCTGGGACGGCGATGGGATGGGGGTTGGCCTGAGACGCCAGTTTAATCAGGCGTTCCGTGACAAGATGATAAGTCTCCAGATGTTCCAGGGTTCTGCTGGTGTCGATAGGCCGGATGAAATCTATGAGGATGGGCGGGACAGCCAGAAGAAAACCAACAAACAAACCTTCAAGAACAAGCGGGCTCAATATTATTGGGATCTGCGGGATAGGTGCTACAAGACATATCAGGCAGTCAAAAAGGGCAAGTATATTGATCCTGACGAACTTGTATCGTTCGCTAGTGAGATCGAGGCGATAGATTTACTACGCTCTGAGTTGTGCCGGATTCCGCTGAAGGATAATGGCGCGGGCCTGATTCAGATTATGAGCAAGAAGGAAATGCGGAAGATGGGCATTGAGTCTCCGAATATGGCGGATTCTGCTATCATTTCGCTAGCTAACCAGCCGATGGTTGAGTATTCGGACTACAACGAACCCTATTATGCGAGTGAAAACGGATGGATGAGCTAGAGCCTGATTCCGAACTGATGGAAAGCCCAGAGCATGAGATGGAAGAAGTCATCTCCCTGGCTAAGTCCCGTTTTCAGCATTGTGTGGATGCGGAGTCTGAGAACCGTGAGGATGCGCTAGACGATCTTTACTTTGTCGAAGGTGAGCAGTGGCCGGAAGATATCAGACAAGAGAGGGTGAATGATGGGCGTCCGTGCCTCGTCATCAATAAGATCCCCAACTTTATCCGCCAAGTAGTCAATGATATCCGCCAGATCCGCCCGGCTATCAAAGTAAGGGGTGCGGACTCGTCATCTGATCCTGAGACGGCAGAGATTATCCAAGGGATGATCCGGGCTATCGAGCAGGATTCATCAGCTGAGAGCGCCTATGACTGGGCTGCTGAGTACGCGGTGAAGGCTGGATTCGGCTACTGGCGGGTTCTGACTGAGTATGAGTCGGATGATAGCTTCGAGCAGATCGTGAAGATCGAGCGGGTGCGCAATCCGTTCTCAGTCTATGTTGATCCCGCCGCCCAGCAGCAAGATGCCTCTGACGCCAGGTATATGTTCGTTGTGGAGAACATGCCGAAGGAGGAATTTGAGGACAAATATCCTGATGCTAAGGGTGACTGGAGCGTTCAGGGTTCCGGTGATAGTGAGTATTGGTGGTTCAACGAGACGCACGTTCGTGTCGCTGAATATTGGGCCTGTGAGAAGGAAGAGATCACCCTGTCGATGGTGATTGATCCCATGACTGGGCAGCAGGTGATTATCGAGGGTGAGGTAGAGGGCGCGATTGCTACCCGAAAGTCCGAGAAGCGCCGAATTATCCAGCGGATCATGACGGGCAATGAGGTTCTGGAAGAGACTGAGTGGCCTGGACGCTATATCCCCATCGTGCGTGTTCTAGGCCGCGAGGTGGATATCGAGGGCAAGCAGATCCTCAAGGGTATGACGCGGGATCTGAAAGATCCTCAGCGCATGTACAACTATCACCGTTCTGCCGAGGCTGAGCGGACGGCACTGTATTCAAAGGCTCCGTGGATCGGGCCGAAGGGTGCCTTCAAGAATCCCAAATGGCGGACTGCCAACAAGAAAAACCACGCCTATCTGGAATATGACGGGCAGATCCCTCCCTCTCGGGAGCCGCCGCCTGATGTTTCCTCTGCCGCCGTTGCTCAGATTCAGATGGCCGGGCAGGAACTAAAGGACGTTAGCGGGATATATGATCCTGGATTGGGTAACCGTTCCAATGAAGTCTCTGGAGTAGCGATTGACTCTCGCCGGAGTGAGTCGGACGTTAGTAACTTCGATTTCGTTGATAACCTAGCTCGGGCAATGACGTATTCCGGCAAGATCCTCGTCGATCTGATTCCTAAGGTTTACTCGGGACAGCGGATGGTGCGGATCGTGAAGCCTGATGGTACGGATGAGGCTGTGCAGGTGAATGCGCCGTTCGTGGACAACCGTATGCGCCAGCGCATGTACAACATTGAGGCCGGGCGATATGACGTAGCGGTAGATATCGGCCCGTCCTACGCTACGAAGCGTCAGGAGGCGTCTGAGTCCATGTTGAAGGTGGTGACTGCCTTCCCTCAAGCGGCGTCTGTCATGGGCGATCTCCTGGCTAAGAACATGGATTGGCCGGAGGCTGACGAGATTTCCAAGCGCCTGAAGCTGTTGCTGCCTATGGAGATCCTCCAGGACGAAAATCCGGCCTTCAAGCAGGCTATGGCCCAGAAGGATGCCCAGATTCAGCAATTGCAGCAGCAGTTGCAGATGTTGCTGACTGAAGCCCAGAAGATGAGCGTCGAGATGCAGAACAAGCAGGTAGACGCCCAAGTGAAAGAGGGCGAACTGATGCGCAAGATCAAGAAGGACTTGATGGATCACATCGAGGGCATGACGGATCTTGAGATCAAGGCGAATAAAGACTTGGGTAATGAAGGGAGAATGTGGTGATGGAAGAAAAATCAGTAGAAATGACTAGGCAGGCACTATCAATCTTAGCGGACAAGATAAACGCTTTTGACGTGATTGCCTGCAAAAAAATGGCTTCTCTAAAAGCGAAAGAAACAGTGAATAAGTTTGCTGGACGAAATTTGTATGCGAATTCAACGATCAGAATTGGCATGAGAGGAGTGGCGCGGTGAAGCTACCGGAAGGATGGACGGAAGAATACGCGCTGAGGTGGGCAGTGGCGGAAGTTGTCCAGCTCACCCAGCTAGTAAACCGGCTTATGGACGAGGTGGCTGCCTTGCATGATGAGGTAGAACGGCTGGAAGAGGTAAAGGCAAACCGCGCTGGCCGGCAGAAAACGGATATTCCCAAATAGTATTAATCTATTGCTATACTACTGGCGATAGTTAGGTTTTCCACTGTCGGGAGACAGCGGGCCAATTATTAGCCCATCGCGCAGGGCATGATGCGCGCATTCACGTCGGGAGACGTTACGCCATGAGCGAAGAAATGCAGGATACGACTCCAGAAGTCGAAGATGTAGTAGATGCGCCGGAAGGCGAAGAAGCCGAAGTAGAAACCTCCGATGAGGTTGAGGAAGCGGCAGCCTCAGAGAGTTCCGAAGAACCGGAGAAGCCCAAACGGCGATCCCGTGCTGAGGAACGCATTAATGCCCTGACTAGGGAGAAGTACGAAGCGCAGAAGCAAGCTGAAGCGTTGCAAAGTCAGTTGATGCAGATACAGCAGGCTATTAGCCAGCAGCAGGCCCAACAGAACCTGGGCCAACAAATGCCAAAGCTGTCTGATTTCAACTATGACGAAGAGGCGTATCAGCAGGCTGTAGCACACTGGAGCCAAAGCCAAGTTCAGAACTACCAGCAGAGCATTGCTCAGCAACAACAGCAGTATCAGCAGATGCAGAAGATGCAGGCTGAACAGATGAAGTTGCAGCAAGCTGTTGCTAGGGGCCAGGAGAAATATCCTGATTTCATGAACAAGGTTTTCGATCCGAATCTGCCTCCACTGCGGGAGATTAACCCAGCAGCCTTTGAGGCGGTGATGGATTCAGATGCTTCGGTAGATGTGGCGTATTACCTGGCGAACAATCCGCAAGAGGTGTACGCATTCGCTTCGATGAACCCTGTGCAGGCAGTAAAGCATGTGGCTAGGCTGGAGGCTCAATTTACTGAGAAGCCGAAAGCCAAAGCCCCTTTGAGTAAGCCGCCATCTAAGGTGAGTGGGAATTCTGAAGCGGTGAAAGATCCGAACAAGATGACTACTTCTGAATGGATGGCATGGCGAGAAAGTCAACTGCGATCTAAACAGAGGTAATTTATCATGGCAAACGTCAATCTCACTCCCGACATGATTACTCGGGAAGCGGTGCGTATCCTGCACCAGAAACTGAACTTCGTCGGCAACTGTGTCCGCGACTATGACAGCTCTTACGCCCAAGAGGGTGCGAAGATCGGTGATAGCCTGCGTGTCCGTCTGCCGATTCAATATCAAACCTCTACTGCCGCCACCCTGCCTACCGGCACTGGTGCTGACAGTGTTGGCGTCTCCACCACGCTGCAAGTCTCGTCCAAGCGTACCGTCCCGATGCGCTTCACCTCGGAAGAGCTGACTCTGGATATCGACGATTTCGCTTCTCGTCATATCGAGCCTGCTATGTCCGTGCTGGCTGCCAAGGTGGAAGCTGACGTTCTGGCTACCGCTGTGGCTGGTGCTTCCAACTTCATCAACGCTGGCACCAAGGTTGAGTTCCTGGACATCATGAATGCCCGGAAGGCTCTGGTGAGCAATCTGGCCCCGGAGATGGATCGTTATGCGATCCTGAACCCGCAGGCAATGGTGGATCTGGTTGCCGACAACAAGTCGCTGTTCCAGGATCAGCGCGAACTGTCCCGCCAGTACAAAGAAGGGATGATGGGCCGTTTCGCAGGTTTCGACTTCTACGAAAACACCCTGATCCCGGCAATGGGCGCTCACACCGCTGGTGGTGATGCCACCTATGATGTGAACGGTGCCAACCAGAACAAGACTCTGACTGCTTCGGATTCCGATCCGAACAACCAGAGCCTGACGGTTGATACCGGCACCAAGGTAATCGCCCTGGGTGCTAAGTTCACCATCGCTAACGTCTTTGACGTTCACCCGGAGACTAAGGTTTCCACTGGTGCGCTGAAGGTGTTCACCGTCACTGGTAGCACGGCTGTTGGTGTGGCTCCGGCTGCAGCTGCAACCAAGCTGCAAATCTCCCCGGCGATCATCAGTGCTGGCCCTCACAAGAACTGTAGTGCGGCTCCTGCTGATGGCGCG